AAAGGCTGGGTACGATAGCCACGTTCCCAAAGTCTCCCTCGTACAGGTTGACCGTGAGCGTGATCTTGCGGGACTCGGCATCTTGATTGATTACGTAAGTATTGTTCGTAGCGGATGCTTGACGGGAGAAGTTGCTGATCTCTTGCTTGAGGCTTGGGCCTGCAATAAGGGTCAACTGTCCACCGGGCATACCGTTGGCTTCGTAAAGCTCTTGAAGTACGCTGTTGAAGGTGGCTTCCGTTTGCGTGCCGGTAGTGTCGTTAGCGACGTTCTGGTAAGCGGCAGGTACGTCGGATGGTTGACTACCGTCTCCCCCAAGCCACTTGAGCATACCCCTAGTCTTGTAGGGAGTACCACTACCAGCCTCGGCTTGACGATCCTGCGAGGAGCAGAATGCGCTTTCTATCGAACGCTTGACGTTCCTGACTGCCTTGGCTTCGGCATTGGCGAACTCATTGGCTACGCCAGCGGTATCTACCAGTTCTTGAATGTCCGACACCTGGAAAGTATCACGGAACTTCTGAACGTAATTGCCCAAACGAGCGCGATCCTCGGCTTGATTCTTGAAGGACGAAACGTCCTCCCCTTCATTGACCCCGTCGAAATCGGGAGTACTGAGCTTATCGGCCTGCCATTCTACGAAAGTACCAGTTGCCCTGCCCTTTTTCATCATGCTGACGAAAGGCGTGGATTCCGGTTCTAGAATGGAGATAATGTCGGTCAGGTCTTCCCTGTTTCCGGCGGTATTATATGATGTGCTTGATGCCATCTGTTATCCTCCTTGATGTTTAAGTTGTTATGCGGTTTCCCGCTTGAGTTTGATATAGTGTTGCAAGTCGGTCATGTTGCCAGTTTCATCGAATTTCGACTTAGCCACCTGCAATGCCTTCTTTCTTTGCGAGTTCTCACTACGTGGTTTTGCAGTTCCCGCCTCCGCTGATGCTACTGGAGCTTTCGGCTTTGGTTTGGGTTTGCTCGCTTGTTTCTGTCTTCCTTGGACTGAACGCATACCCTCGATCATCATTGCCAATGCAAAGTTTCCGTTGGGCAAATGATTGAGGATCGGACTATAGAGCGGATTATTCTTCGCTTGCATGAAGATTTGATAATCCTCGCTCTCCCCATCTCCTAAGAATGGGAAAGTCTCAATGGCTTGCTGATCGTACTGTTGACGCTCGGCAATCCACTTCTCACGGGCAGGGACGTCCTTGCGCAGGATTTTCTTCGCATTAGAGCGAATCCTTCGCAATTCAGCCTTGGTATAGGTCTTGTCCCCTTCCTTGACTACGTACTCGTTCCCTGAATCATCGTATTCGACTTCATTCTCAAGACCTTCGTCAGCCCATTCTACGAGGGCGTTAAAGTTCTCAACCTCCTGCTTTAAGGAGTTTACGTCGTTTACGTTGGCTAGGGCGTTATCCTTGAGGAACTCAGGATTCTCTGATTGAGATGCCTGTTCTTGCTTCTGGGCTTGCTCTTGCAATTGCGCATTTTGTTGTGCCAATGCGTTCTTTTGCGCAGTAAGATCACCAAATCTTTTGACCGCGCTAAGATGCAAGGACTTTGCAAGCTCCTTGGTCTCATCCTCGGATAACGAGTCCAGGTCTATATTATACTTAGAAAGAACGTCCGAAGGCTCTGCAGGTGGCTCGGTCTGTTCCGATTCCTCCTGCTCTTCGACTGACTGTTCCTCGGATTCCTCTTCCACTCCAGCTTGTTCAGGAGATTCCGATTCTTCCTCGGTTGGTTCGGGTGGTTCTTCCTTGGTCTTGTTCTTGAGCAAATTGCTCGCCAACTCAGCCATAGTAAGATTCCCCTCACCGGGCGTTTCGCTACTCTCAGCATTTTCAGAGGTAGCAACTTCAGCTTCATTTGATTCGACTGTCATAAACTCTTAGCGCATTTTTCGCCAATGTTACAAAACTACCCTACGCGCTTGATTTGTACAAGAAAAAACCCCCGCGCGAGGAGATGTGGCAGAACTCACGCGGGGGCAAGACATACCCCAATGTCTATAAATTGTAAAACTGATCGAGTTCCTCGTCTATCGCTTCCAGTTTCCCGGTCAGCATATAATGACGATTAGTACACTCTATCGATTCCTTAGTCTGTAATTGACGAATAACGTCCTCACGCATTGCTTCCCTCATCTGAACGTATGTCTTGAAGTTAGGCTCGTCCTTGAGCAAGGACAATACCTTGAACGCTTCTTCGGGATCAATATCGTGATTGGTCTTTTTCTTTTTCCAAATCATCTCTTTCCCTTCCAGCTAACCCGCTTAGGCCCGGTCTTTCTCTTTGCCACGCTCTTCTTGCATTGAGCCTTGGTCGGTCGGCAAGCAGGGTACGGACGCTTGCTCTTTCCCTTCTTTGCAGACTTTCTACCACATGGCTTGCCTGTCTTGCAATCAATCCATCCCTTGCCCTTGTTCTTGCTGAACCACTTGGTCAGTCCGCCACTTCTCTTTGCCATGACTCTACTTCTTTGCGGACTTGTACTTCCCACCCCTAGCCTTGTAAGTCTTGGTCAACCATCCGCTCGCATATGCGGAGGGCCAGACCTTGTACTTCCTCTTGGCTTCCGCTTTTACGCGGGCATATAGTTTCTTGTTCGTTGGTACGTTCTTTGCCATATTACCATTTTTTGCACGACCAGTATCTTGCAGTTAGTTTACTAGGAGGAGAGGTATCGCACTTATGTCTGGCGCGAAAGGACTTTCTACGCTTGGGCTGATCCTTCTTGATAGTCATGTTCGGATCACCATAGCGGATCAATCGAACTTTGTCGCCCTGCTTGGCAAGAACGGCAAACTTCTTTTTCTTTCCAGGTGTGCGCTTGGGCTTGTTATACCCGGAAAATCTTTCCCCCCTGTAGTTAATCATCTCTTCTTCCGCTTAACGGTCTTGCGCATCTTGCGACGTCCCTTCATTGTGCGTTCCTCCAGTTTACGTGGTTCATATCTTCCGTAGAATATCTTTGATAATATCCCTTTTTCAAAATCCTTTTTGATGCGGCGCTCAGATCGGAAAGAGGCTGGACCAAGATGACTGCATATTCCGGGCAATCATTCCCTTCAAACTCATCCTGCAAATCATCAACAGGATGGTCTGGATGGAATCCTATCATCCATACCCCATTATGGTCTTCATTCTGTTCGTCTATCCATTGATCAAACTGTTCGGCGCTCATATCATCCCATCCAGTCCATGCAATTACCTCTACCCCATCCTTTGCAATCGGTTCGCCATGCTTGATACGCAAAGCAGTTTGCAAGTCATGGGTAACGCGCAAACCGACCTTTTCCTCATTCCATGCCCGCTTGGCATACGGACAAGGTGGCAAACCCTTGAAGTTTTCGCTCGGTCTTTCCAACACTTCGGAAGACCATGAACGAATCTCTTTTTTGATCAAGTCTTCCGCAATCATGCGGCTGATGGGGTTTGTCCGAATTGCGTGGGCATAGTACCCAGCCTGCCAATTTCAGCATTTTGGCGCTGTTGAACGGCAAACTGGCGCTGTTGAACGTATGTCTGTATGCGCTCCTGCAAGGCAGGGTCTGCCTGTACCTTTTGCGCAACGTCTGGCTGGGCGAGCCATTGTTGAAATATTTGTAGCTTCATCTCATGCGCGTCATTCGGACGGACGTTCGGGGGTACTCCGGCATATATCTCGGCAATGGTCTGCCTTTCTTCCTCGACTGCTTTTTGAGATGCGGTCTCCTTGGGGATCATGACGTTCTCAGCCGCACCCGGCAGAATCTGTCCGACTGCAATTTGCAAGAGCCTTTCGGTATCCAGCGTGCCGTTCCTATCGAGCATACCCCCAAGCTCGGCAATCGCTTTTACGCGCTCAAGCATTTGTGCGGGGTCTTGGGTAGCAACGTCGAACTGGAAGTAAAAATCAAACCGTTCGTTCGGGCCACCCTTGGAATAGGTCTGCATATCCTGCATACCAGTAACTCGGAAGTATTCTTGGTCAGGCCCGTACTGTTGATAAAGACTGAACACTTGATCGATCACGTGCTTGAGGTGATGAAATACTTTGTCCACCACTTCTTGCTGTTTCATTTGCGCTTCGGTAGGATCGACCCCCGGTGCATTCCTCCCGAAATATCTGTCGGCTTGTTCCTTGACGTATCTTCTGACCTCGACGTTTCCTGCATCAAACCTCGGAGTATCCGCAAATCTGTACTCTCCGGGGGTACGATATGGTACTCTAGTACCCGGCCCCCATTTGCTTGGCGCTCTGCCCAAGGGGTGTTCAAGAGGGGGCAAAGTGGACAGGCTCTGTCTGTCAATCAACGAATCAGTCTCCACCTTGAGTACTTGCTGGAGGGATTCGATAAGTTCGGGATAGCTTCTGGACGAGTACAATCGCTTGCTCGTCTTTTCCAGAGTGGTCACCGTGAACGGATATTGTCCGTGCGCGTAATCAAGCAATTGGTGCTTGGCGTATACTTCGCTCAAGTCCTCATGCATGACGGTACAATAAAGACCGGGAGTATCATCCTCATCGAGCAATCGTTGATAGCAATAGAGTATCTTTACGTATTGATCATCAGTACGTACGAACTGATCCTTTTCTTGGATGTTGTACAAGTTGTCATCGCTTTGCGCATTGTTCGCAAGCTCGATCACTTGCTCGACGAACTCCTCGTCCCAATCCTCGCTCCTTATCTTTGCCCGAATCTGTTCGGGGGTCATGCGAACGACGTGAAAGACGTAAGGGGCTTCTTGCGGATCAATCGTATAGTTGGGCCAGAAAATATCCTCATCCGGGGCGAGAGCCTTGATCTTGGGGCGACTGACCACTTCTCTGGTAACGGGCATAGTCGTTTCTCCGTCCTTTCGCAACTCCCTGAGCATCCCCCTACCTTTCCGCTTGGATACTCCGAATTGTTGCTTGAGCAACTCTACGAACTCATCATCCATGCTACCGTCCTGTATGGCTTCGGCAATGGCAGGAAGTTGCTGGGCAAGTTCCTCAAGGCGGATAGTTTGTTGTTGTTTCAGGTCTTGTTGCTCATACCAGCAGTAATGAACCATCATTCCCTTCTCAAAGAGATGATTGAGTCCAAGCTCGATCTGAGGATAAAATTCGCTCATCTTGCTGTTTATCAACCAGCGAAGAAAATTGCTTATTACTGATGCTCGTTCGATATCATTCGATTCGGTAGGGGTAGCAACGATATGCGCACGTCTGACTGCATTCATTACCATGCTCACCCTGCATCCGATAAGCTCGTCGGCAAGACGGACTTCCTGGTCGCTCGCACCATCCCATGGGAATACTTCCCCAGTACTGTTCAATGATGAATGCTTTTTGAAATCATCTGATTTCCCAGCCCATTGGCAATTCCTTACGTCGTAATCCCTTTGCCTGCGATCAAGCCACTCACCAAGATCGGATTGCGTGGTCTTGAAAGTTTGTGACAAATATGCGACGTCTGGTTCTTTCGACGCATAAAGAAGTTCGGGATCAGCCGCATTTAGCATATCACTTGCAAAATATGAAAATTCCAGTTGACAGTCAAGGGGATTGAATCAATGCTTTGAATACATTCATTCATGTTCTGCCGTCCGTGGGTCTTAGTAGTTTTCTGTCCACGGGCGGCTTTTTAGTAATTATAGGCGAACTCTGTTTGATCTGGAACAATTAATTCCCCAGAGTCTATTTTGAAATATTTTTCCAACGCATCGGTCATCTTAGGCCCTCGAAACCAACCAGTACCATCGGTGGATTCCACTCCTAATTCTCGGCAACGCAGTAAAATCTTTAATGTATTTACCGCACCAACGTGAACACGTTTAAAAGCATCCGTCCAAAGATTTAAGTTGCGGAGCTTCCATTCCATAGTACCACCAACAAAGACTACTTCCGCTTCTTCTGGTACGTCTTCAGGTATCATTCCGTCCTGTACGCAAAAAGCCCAAGTTAGGTCGTAGCATTGAGAGAGAACAGGATACCATTTTTCCCATTGCTTTAATGTTTCGTTCTTATTTCCTACAACATCTGGCACAACTACCCAGCGTGGTTTAAGTATTGTTTCATTGTAATAATCCAACATTTTTAGATAATTCCTTTCGTTCCATTCTTTACCAGATGACCAAACGGCAAACCTGCCATTATCAATTGCGTAGGGCATCCATTCAATTGGTTCTCTTACCGTTCCATCTGGTGTAAACAACCACCCAACTGGATACCCTTTGCCCGCCCAATAATGAACGATTCCCTTGGAATTATTCGAGGGCATAACAATCATTGGCATTTTCCTG